AAGCTCTTAGAGCTGCCCCTGGACATCAATGGGCCGCGCGTCAAACCAAGGCTATGTTTGGAATTGGACAAAAAGGTTTTGGTCGCGTTCTTGGATATGGTTTTGCTGTCTATAGTGCATATCAGGGTTATAAAGAGGGTGGGCTTAAAGGTGCAGCGGTAGGTGTTGGGAAATCTGTAGTTGAAACGTACTTAATGAATAGAGCACTTTTTGCTCTTGGTAAAGCAAGTTTTGCTGCACCAGTTGCAATTGCTGCCGCAATTGGATATGGAATGAATAAAGTTCAGGGTTATGGTGCTGAAAAATTAAGGAAACATGCTAACCTAGAGATGGGTGCGCCTGTAGAAGATCAGTTTGGTAATATTGCAACTGGCCGTCAAAGAGCTATGATGGCTATGCAACGTTCTCATATTAATGGAAGATCAGCGGCTGGTAATGAAGCTGCTCTCATGTATAGACCGTATTTCCGATAGGAGATGAAAGTATATGGCAATTCTACAAGATCTACTTAAGAGGGGAGCCAAGGGATTGGCTGGTGGTTCTCTAAGTATGTTGGGTCGGGAAGGAGCAATGGCCGGTGCTGCTGGCATGGGTATGAATTATGCTGCTCGTGGTATGAATTGGATGGCCAATAATCCATATGCTCGCTCAGCACTCGTGGGGGCTGGAGTCGGTGGAGTGTATGGTGCCTTCTCGGATAATACCAGTGTATTAGGTGGTATGGCTATGGGAGCTATGGCAGGAGCAGGAGGCCGTGGCCTCTTTAATGCTGGTAAGTATGGAGTAGGCACATACCGTAATATGCGTAATATGTTTGGTCAGGGGCGCGGAGCAGCACTAGCAGATACGTTCTCTGCAATGGCTGATAAGTCCAAGTCTCTCATTGGCAATACAATTACCAAGGCATCTAATGCCTTTAGGGCTCGTTAATCATGTTTAATACTGGCACTGCATTTAAATGGGCAGGTAGAGGTCTCGCCGGGTCTGCTGCATCACTTGCTGGTGGAGGAGAAGGTTTCTTTCGTCAGTGGGGTGCTACTGGACTAACTGGTCTTGCTCGTGGTGCTAGTTATATGGGTGATAGTCCGTGGGCTCGTAGTGCTCTTATGGGTGGTGCTGTAGGGGGTCTCTATGGTGCCTTCTCTGACAACACAAGTGTTCTTGGTGGAATGAGTATGGGTGCTGGGGTTGCAATGGGTGGTCGCGGTGTGGGTAGAGCAGGACGTTTTGCTGGTCGGAGTTTTGGCGCTGGTTGGAAGTTTGCACGTAGCGAACAAATGGGTATTGGTCAGTCAGGTTGGTATGCTATGAAGGCCCTAGCCAATGACAGTGCCAAGTTCATTGGTAACAAGTATACAAATACACGTCAGGCTATCCGTGGAATCCCAAATCGAGTGAGAGGCTGGATGGCTTAATTCATGGCAACATTTAATCTGAAGCAGTGTAATGGTCTCTGTCATCAATGTGTTAAACAATATATTGATAAGCATCATCTTCGCAAAGGTGAGCAATTTGGTATTCCTTGTCGTGGGATACCTTCTCAGTATATTCCTGATAGTATTCTAGCATCCCTGGGTGAAGATCCAAAAGCAGCAATTGCAATGATGGATCCTGTAATCTGGGCTAATGTTTTTCTAGATTGGCATTGTTTTGATCCAGATGGTGCTATCTGGAAACGTAAGACTGCTGAGAACTCTCTATCTGGTTTACCTCCGTATATTGAAAGTGAACATGCTGATATGGTTAAGAAGGGAAAGAGCATCTTCCATCGTCCATACCAAGCAGAAATGCTTCGTTGTAGTTCGAAGCGTAAGATCTTCCGTATTGGTCGTCAGGCAGGTAAGACTGAGACGCTATGTGTGATGATTGCCTACAATATCTTTACACATGAGAACTTCGCAGTTGAAGTAATCGCACCCTACCAAAATCAGGTAGATCTAATCTTTGGTCGTCTTTCAGATATGATCTATTCCAATAAGACACTTGCAAATTCAGTAGCGCATAACGTCAAGGCACCAAGTTATCAGATTGAACTCAATAATGAATCTTATGTAATCGGTTTCACTGCAGGTACTCGTTCTGGACAAGAAGGAGCGAGTGCTCGTGGTCAGACAGCAAATATGCTTGTATTCGACGAATCAGACTATCTCAGTTCCAAGGATATTGATTCTGCTCTAGCAGTTATCATTAATCATCCCGATGCTACAGTGTGGATGTCTTCAACTCCTACAGGACGTAGAGAGAAGTTCTATGATAGTTGCCAAAGTAGGAAGTATCGTGAGTTCCATTATCCATCATCTATTAACCCTAACTGGAATAAGGAGTTAGATGATTATTATAAGGAAGAGTTAACCGAGGATGGGTATAAGCACGAAATTCTTGCTGACTTCGGAGAGCAGGAAGAAGGCGTTTATCAACTGAAGTATGTTGAGGCTGCACAGGCCAATTATTCATATGAGCAAATGAAACCTCTACCATCATGGACCTATATGGTTGGTGTAGACTGGAATGATTTCAAGATTGGTACCACAATTGCAGTTGTAGGTTTTAACCCACATGATGGATTATATTATCTAGTAGATAAGAAGATTGTGAGTCGTGCAGAACGAACTCAGTTGTCTGCATGTCAGAAGATCGCCGAGTTAAACCGTATGTGGAATCCAGCCTTCATCTATGTAGACCAAGGTTATGGTGCTACACAGATTGAAGTACTACATGATTATGGTGGACGTTCACTACAGCAACTAGGACCCAATCATCCTGATTCACGGTTACGTACAATTGTGAAGGGGTTTGATTTCGGTGGAACACAAGAGATCTATGATATCTTTACGAAGCAGCCAGTTAAGAAACCCGCTAAGCCATTCTTGGTTGAGAACTCAGTAAGACGATTTGAGAGTCTACAGTTTAAGTATCCTAAGGCAGATAAGAATTATACCGATCAGTTATTAGGATATATCATTGACCGTGTTTCTGTAACTGGTAGACCAGTATATGAAGCACAGAACGATACTGTGGGTGACCACTTTATCGATGCAGTGAATCTTGCACTTATTGCATTTACTCTAGAAAAGAGTAAGTTTGCTAAGCCAGTTTATAGTCAGGCAATTAGTTTTGCTCCACGATTTGGTGCTGGTGAAGATCAGCCAAAGAATGATGGGCCACGTGATGTAGTTTCCTCAAACTATAAACCTAGGAGTGGTCGCGCAGAAACAGTAACGGGAAATAGTGGCATTCTTCAACCTTCCACAGGAGATATGCCTGCATCAAATAATTCAGGACCCAATACAACAAAGATATGGGATTGGCCTGGATTTGGACATGATGCTCCTCGTCCTACTCCTCGAACTATGCGTGAGGCCTATAGGCAAGCTAGCGAACGAGTTTTTGGACGTAGTAGTGGACACAATAGACCAAAACGTGCTAAGTTCTAGCTAGGAGAGATTTATATGGCTCTAGCGCTCTATTCTTCGCCTAATTCTAATAGTGTATTATCTGCACTCAATCCTTTTACTATTACCTTCGATGGTAGGATTGGTGGAGAACAAGATAAGCGCGTCTATCTTCATAATGATAATATTGAGCGTTGGTATGATGATATCGTCATCCAAGCAGTCAACCTAGGTACGTTAGATCGGGTTAATGGTACTGGTGGATATGCATGGAAATTAATCTATAAAGATATTGCGCCAACTAATGAAGAATGGTCTCGAGTAGATCCAGGAAATAGTCTTATTCTTGATTTGACTCTTGGTGATGAAACTCTTGGTGACATTGCTACTTTTCTACCTATTTGGGTTAGAGTAATTACCCCTAGAGGTATGAGAGTGCAGACAATCCGTGAAGTTATACTTCGTGTGACAGCAACGGAGCATGCAACCAATGGCTAAAAAAGAAGATACCTATTTTCCATTACCGGGAGATACAAGTGGTAGTTTTGATAGAGAAGATTCTCTATTAAACTTTCGTCCTACAATTGGTTATGTTGAACCTGATCAGGTTACTGAAGATTATCCTATTCGCACAGAGGATCAGAAAGATCCTCCAACACTTCTTGAAGATACACGTATTCGTACTCAGAATGTTATTGATGGTCTTAAGTCGGTTGTAGCACTTATCGATATTGCTCAGGCTAGAGTTGATCAGAGAGTAAATGCCTCTGTAGCTGGTTTGGGTATGCCAAGTAAGATTAGTGCCGGTACAACTGCTGGTACAACTGGTGGAGAGATTACAACTGCTGCAGGAGCAGGGGTAGGACCTGGTATTACTGGTGGAGCAGGATCAGGAGAGGTTGCTACAACAGGTCCAATTACAAGTGGTGTTAGTGTAAAGCTAGATCCTGTAAAGGATGCTCATGTTATATCTGCAATGAAACGTCGTTTCCCTGAGAAGGTAGATCCAACAGTTATTACATATGAAGACTATAAGCAGGTAATTGATTGTGTACATAAGCATGCGCCCGATGTACCTGCTATCTCGGTAACAGATATTCGAGCTGCTACAGCAGATCCACAGCGTACTGCTTTTGGTGGTTACAATAATCGTCAGGGACAGAATAGACCTGAAATTTCTTCTGTTGCAAATAGTGTTGAGCCAATTGATCTCGAAGCATTCCAATATGGCGCGATACTTGCTTTATTTGCGCTTCTATATCCATTAATCAAGATGGAAGATAAACTAGAGATTGTACAACACTTAGTTACAGTGCCACATATCTAGGAGTGATGATGGCAGAACAGGTATTCAAACCTAAGTTCGATTTTAGTAAGGTGGATATCCGCAAGATTGATCCAGATCGGATTAATTTGGGGACCGGTTTACAGGACTGTTCTCTTATCGCTCAGACATTTGAACGTGGTGCACATACTATTCCAACTGAAGCAGCAGTTTTTTCTACACTAACTAGATCATTACAAAATCGTAAGGCTGTTGCCAATGCAGCAATTGGTTCAATGGAGAGTTATCTTGCATCTCCAGCCGATGCAGCAGCAAATGCAACATCACAAGCAGATCAACTTGCTAGTGGTGTAGATATGGGTACATCTCCACCAAATGACCAGGGGATGCAGAGTCTCAATATTGGTACTCTGACTCAAGCAACTCATGGTGATTCGTTTGGTAGTAAGTTGCTCGATATGGCCCGCAATTGTATTCCATGTGATTTGCGACTTATGGCATTCCTGGAACTACATCCTAATCTAGATCTTCTTGGGGCACTTGAGAAGTTTATCCAGGATTCACTTGCTCTACTATTGAGTCTTGGTGATCTACTGAAAGACTTCAATATCTTTGGAGACTTCTGTAATCTATTACGTTCGCTTTCAATGATGTGTATTCCAGATCTTCAGAGAATCATTGCTGCATTAATGGCTATGTTCCTATTAAATGCCGCATCTCTTGATGGTCTTATTGGTATTCTTCAGGGATTAATCGCACCTATCTTTGCTCCCATTCTAATGGCAATCACAAGTCTGCTTAGTCAGTTTGTGATGTTAGTCACCAATCCATTACAGTGTGTCATAGACCTAATTAACTCGATCCTAAAGATGCAGGGTCGAGAGATATCTGGTATGGGTGCTACACCAGCAAGTAAAGAACAGACACAATTAAATGGTGGTCTAGTACAGTTAAGTGATCAGTTGCAGAAGGCCGTTACTGCGATTATGACGAAGTTAGATTTCTATGTTGGGCAAGTAAAGGCTATGATGGGTGAATTGGGCGGCGGTGACGGTGCCTATCTAGCACTCAAGTTTGAAATGCTCACATTAGTGCGTCTTATTGCATTTGTTATTGCAATTATTATTGCACTGACAAAGGGACATATTGCATGTGATGCAACAGGTAAACCTCCAGAAGCAACTGAGTTAGATAATTTTTTCAATAACTTTCTGAGTCCCACAATGCCATTTAATGTATGGGTTGATCCAGCAGGACAGATCCATATTGATGAGAAAGTACCTAATCTAGATAAGGCTATTGTGAGTACATCAACTGGGGTACCCTTGCCGCAATTTGGAAATATGCTTCAATTTGAGGGGAACCCGCTTCTTGATTCATCAAGTTATGGTGGAACTGCTGGTTTTGGTTCTACGGGATATGATACAGGTGGAAGTGGTGCTGGTGGGGTTGTTAGTGGAATGGGTAATGGATCACAAGTCGGTGGCGGAATGACTGGTACTGGTGGTAGTGGTGGAACTGGTATTGCTGGATTGGATCTTACAAGTGCAGTACAGAAAGTTGCTTCAGTATTAACGGCGCCAGCACAGACTATTGTTCCATGTAAGTTACAGATTAACACGAGCGACGTGGATAAGGTCAATCGGTGGATTGAACAACTGAATCGAATCTAACATGAAAATATTTGGTTTTGACATCAGTTTTAAGCGGAACGTGAAAGATCAAGTGGTGGTTCGAACGGTAACTCCCTCGACTACTCCGATCTCACAGATTCCCTCTGTAAAAATCAATACTCTGACCTATGCTCAACAGTTTGCCCGTGGTCGTGGTTACTTTATGCCACCCGAGTATGATCTTGTTGAAATCGGTAAGATTGAGGATACCGATAGCTTTGTACGTCAGGCCTTCAAGAAGAAAGAAGGTCTTATGTTCAAAGAGGGCCTGGGTCTCAAGGGGCGCAATAAAGATACTGTTCGATATGTAAAGACAAGAATGGCTCAGATTGCACGAGCCACAGGCATCCCTACTATTCAACTTCTTAAGCGCACGGCGCGCAGTCTTATTCGTACATCCAATGCCTATCTAATTAAACAGCGTGATCGCAAGGCGTCGGGTGGACGATCACGTATTACACCAGAAGGACAGACATTGCCACCAGTAGCAGGATATTTTCCTGCTGCACCAGAAATGATGCGTGTGGATTTAGATCCAGAGACGAATGAGATTCTTGGATGGCAGCAGATTCTTCCAGATGGTCGTTATAAAGAGTTTGAACCAGAAGATGTAATCCATTTCCATATTGATCGTCGGGAAGGATTCTTCTTTGGTGTACCTACACTAATTCCAGTTATTGATGATATTCGTGCTCTTCGTCAGATCGAAGAGAATATTGAACTACTTTTATATCAGCATCTATTTCCTCTATTCCATTATAAGGTAGGAACTGAAACTGCTCCTGCTGGATACACAGAAGATGGAACTAAGGAAGTTGATGCAGTTGAAGCACAGATTCGTATGATGCCCTCTGAGGGATGTTTAGTTACTCCAGAGCGACATGAGATTACGGCTATTGGTGCGGAGGGTAGGGCGATTCGCGCCGAGGGCTATCTTACACACTTCAAGAAGCGTGTCTTTGCTGGGCTTGGTGTTTCCTCGGTTGATATGGGTGACGGTGATACTACAAACCGTGCTACTGCCAATACTCTTTCGAGAGCACTTGTTGATGCGGTTAAGGCAATCCAGGATGATCTAGAAGCTCAATGGAATTCTGAAGTTATTGCCGAGTTACTACTCGAATCTACATTTGGCCAGAATGTTCTTGAAGAGGACAATACGGTCTATCTTGAGTTCCATGAAATAGATGTTCAGAACAAGATGGATCAAGAGAAGCATGCTATGGAGATGTTCAAGGCCAATGGTCTTACATGGGACGAGTTTAGAAATGCTCTATCTCATGAACCCATTCCAGTTCCTGAAGATCCAGAAGATCAGGATCCTGCTAATTATCCAGAGTGGCATAATACTGCTTGGAAGTTATTCGATGAGCCCATGGCTCTTATCAAGGCAGTAGATGAACCCTATAGTGCACAAGCACAGGCTGCAGCAGCATCACGTTCAACTGCAGTTACTCCTTCTCAGGTAGGTGAGGCTCAGCAAGCACAGACAGCAGCAGAGGAGAAGAAGGCACAGATTGAAAAGGAAACCAAGATTGCTGTTGCTAAGGCTAAGCCGGTTATCCGCCGCGATAGTTATCTAGATAATGCATTCAAGAGTCTTGAAGCCGAAACTGTGAAGCGTATCCAGAACAACATTAAATCTCGCGGCCATATTGATACAGACTATCTACTAGCTCAAGGAAGAACCTGGGCTATCGATACATCAAAGAAGATTAATACACTCATCTTCAGTGAATTCCTCAAGGGATTCAATGATCAAACTGGTCGCCAAGCAGCACAAGCTGAAGGCCTTATTCATCTTGGACGGACTGCAATCCAGAAGCGTGTGGATCATTACGTCTATAAGTTAATGGATCAAACCATCCGTCTAATCCATAAGCGGGTTGACGAACAGGTACGCGATGTTAGACTATCGGAAGCGGAAACTGACGTATTGCGGGAAGCGCATACGGCTTTTGATGCTACAAGATATCGTACAGATTTCATTTGGGATGTTGAGGAGCGTAAGGCTTACACCTATGGTCGGCTCTTAGGAGTACGACACTTAGGTGGTTATGGCATTCAATTAGTAGCACATGTAGATAGTTGTGAACGTTGTCAGGCGCAGCACGGTCGAGTGGTACCAGTAGCACATGCGGATTTAAATGATGTGCCACCGTTCCATCCGAATAGTCGTATGAGATTCACAGTCATGTATCGTGATCCAAATGCAGTACATGATTCCGTAAATGATGGAAATGGATCAACGGGTATTCAGGGTCCAGAACCAGTAGTTACAGATCCTAGTATTAAGAGAGATCCAAAAGCTGGGGCGATTGCTCAACCAGAACCAAGTCTTTCACAGAAGACAGCAATTTGTCCAAAATGTACATACACAGCTACATGGCAACCAAAGTCAGGTAATTTCTACTGTTCAAAGTGTAAGGTTGCTTTCGTAGTTGAAGAAGACGATATGGATGTTGATGATGGTGCGAAACTAGAGCGATGCGTTAAGCAAGTTGCGGCAGAACAGAAAAAAGAGAATCCAGGTATGAGTGAAGAGGATTGTAAGTCACATGCATTTGCAATTTGCACAGCCGCACTGAAAAAGAAGGGATAAGATGGCTAACTTCGTTAAATTTTGGGATTCATTAAGTGTTAAGCCACTTGAGGTTCCTCAGGCGGTTAAAGACTATTATGCCAATCCTCCAGCAACCAATGTGAAGCCTCTACGTGTTCGTATTGCTGCTACACATGCTGGTAAGATCACACGCAATAATGGTTTCTATCTTCCTCATAAGATGCAGGCTGGCGCAGCAACTTTTACCGCACAATTTCCTAAGCCTGTTCAGGTTCATCATGATGCCGAGAGAGATCCAGTTGGGCGTGTAATTGCAGCCCGATATGTTGATCTTTCGGGCCAGGTTAAAGATTCCTGGAAAGCTAAGAAGCTCACCGATTCTGTTTTTGATAGTAAGCTCTTTGATTCATTCATTGCAGGTACACTTCCATACAAGGAACTACTTGATGTAGCGAATAAGTATTTCATTCAGGATGCAAAACTCGATGATCCAGACTATGAGGGTCTTGGATATATCGAGATCATTGCTGATATCACTGATCCAGATGCTATCCAGAAGGTCGTAGATGGACGGTATATGACTGGATCTACAGCTGCTGCAACTAACCAGGCGGTCTGTTCTGTATGTAAGCAGGACTGGGCTGCAGATGGTAAGTGTGAGCACCGTCCAGGTCAACTTTATGATGGTGTGAAGTGTGTTCTAATTGCTGGCGATCTATTCTATGACGAGTATTCATTTGTGAATAAGCCAGCCGATCGACACTCGCGTGTAATCGAGGTTAACATTAATGGTGTCCAGGATTTCGTAACACTAGATCCTGAGACCGTCATTACAGATAATGAAGTGATTATGATGGTAGATGCTACAAGTCAATCCGAGGAGGAGCAAAAGATGGCTGACGAGAATAAAGAAGAGCCAAAGGTTGAGACTACACCTTTGCGCGACCTCTTCGGCGAAGCTTATGACGAAGTCATTGGAACTGAACCAGAGGGTCAGGTTTACGGTGAAATGTTCCTTGCATGGCTTGAGTCCGTAAGTGAAGCCGAGAAGGAAGAGGTCAGAAAGCAGATTGTGGATGCAACACTGACTGCTGCAGCTCGCAAGAAGTTGCCCAAGTCAGTTTTCTGCAAGCCACCGGATGGATATCCAGTTCATGACTGTGCTCATGCGAAGGCTGCGATGGCATATGCAAAGAAGTATAATGAAGCTTCTAGCGTAGTCGCTTGCATTCGTCGCAAGGCTTCTCGTCTCGGATGTCCTTTCAAGGAAGGCGATTCCGTGAAGACTGAGGATATGTTTGGTCAATTCATTGTAGATTACTTTGACACCTATAATGATGACGAGTTGCTACAGATGCGTAACGGTCTCATGGCAACAATCAAGGAGCGTAAGCTTCCATGTCCAATGGAGGATGCTCTAGCTAAGATTGCTCAGCTTGAGAAGGCAATGCCTGCTCCACCAGCAGAAGATAATACAAAGACTCAAGAAAATTTAGATACTGCTCGTAAGGAAATTGAGAGCTTGCATGCTGATGTAGAGAATTTGAATGCCGCTGTAATGGAATTTCACGCAAAGCAGCGAGATGCATTATGCAGTCATATTCAGACCTTACGTTCAATCAGTGGAGAAGCCATTGATTTTAAGCAGGTTTGTGATGAACTAAAGGAAAAGGGTAACGATGAAGTTGGTGGAATCCTCAAGGATCTCATTGACAAAGTTGACACAGCAAAAATCGCTGGTACTCTTAACTCTGGATTATCGAACAACCCTACTGGTACAGTAGCTGATCCGACGTTAGTAGTAGACAATCTGAATAAGGACAAGAAAGTCGAGGGCACTGTCCAGGTAACACAAGAGATGAAGAACCAGATCCGACTAAATTGGTTGCAGGTTCGTAGACATCATGGGCAGGAAGCAGCCGATAAGTTCTTAGCGGATTGCGTGGCCAAGGGAATTATTCCAGCGGACTGGCCAGTTAAAGAACAATCCTAAGGGAGGAACATCTAAATGTCTTTTGACGCGCTAAACAGGTACAATCCGAACCACAAAGTTTGGGATCACGTGGGCAATATCATTCCTGATATTGAGCACAGTGAGGGAGAGCGTCCAGCGATTGAACTAAAGGTAGCCGCATGGCTTCCTGTAGTGTTTTTTGATAAGCACTACGAGAACTGGCATGTTGTAATGCCAGGTAAGGCAATCGCGTTGGATCCAAACGGCGATGCAATGCCAGCCGGATATGGTCTAACAAGTGCCTCGGTAGTTTATACTCAGGCAGATGTCGATGCGGGCGTTATCGATATCGCGACTGGAGCCCCAGTAACCGTTGCAAAGACTGTTGTCCTTGCAAATCTAACTGGTGTTCGTGAGTCTGGATGGAGTGCAGCAAACGCTGGCGTTTCCAAGACTTCAGCATTCCTAGGTAAGTGGGGCGTTGCTTTCGGTGATGCAGCGGCCAAGTACCCAATCGGTGTTGCTCCTTATTCGTATCTGCAGTGGTGTGGAGGCGACGGCGTGAATCCAGCGCTGTATGCACAGCACAACTACAATATGCAACATAAGGTTGCAGTACTCTGTGACTACGTAATCCGTCTACCACTAGTTCCAGCACAGGTAGCTAATGAAGTTGTAGAGCCTGCTGTCGCTGGTACTGATCTGGTATTCGCGACTCGTGACACTCATACTCGTGCTCAGGTTCGGGCAAATGCAACTGGCCGTTACAATCCAGTCTATGGCGTACTGCCAGTTCTGAGTACATACCCAGTCATTGCTCTAGCACTCGACGAGGTTAAGCTTGCACGTTCCACGATGCGTACATCGATGGTTATGAGCAGCTCTAACGCAGCCGATGACCTAAGTAGCATTCTAGTAGAGGAGAAGACAGCCCTTGCAGCAGTTCGTCAGGCTGGAGACTTCTTCGTTGACTACGAATTCGGTGTAGTCTTCCTTTACTCTTCAGATGGCGCAACGGTTCCAACAGCAATTTCTGGAGCCGCAGGCACTGTACGTCTAACGTACTACCGTTACGGCACTGCTCCTGGTGTTCTAAGCAAGTTCGCATGCGTTCTTGCTGGTGGAATCCAGGCTGGTGACTTCCTAAAGGTTGGTACTGGCTCGAACCTAGTTAAGGCAACTTCAGAAGACTTCAAGTCAATCGTTGGCCAGGTACTCGCATTTGAGTCGTATCCACGTGACTCACTAGAGCGTGTACGTACCAGCTTTACACCAGCACTGAAGACCGATTCACTCGGCTCAATGTCGAATGGTGTAGCAAGTGGCGGAAGCGTAAATATGGGTCAGATGGACCAGATGGCTGGAACAGCAACTGGTGGAGTACCAGATCTAATCCACTACGCAGGCGCTGCAGACCAGATTGTAATCATCAACCTGGTAAGTCGCTAATAAATAAACCGACGCAAGACGGGAGGAAAACGTACTATGGAATTCAATCTTAAAGATGCCAGCGAACAAGAGCTAAGGTGGCTATGGGATAATAACGGAAAGTATGGTCCTGGCAAAGATGAGAAGATCTCCGTTATGGACGCTCTAAGCGTACCAAACGCGCCTATGCTAATGCCGAAGGTTGTCACGAATATCGTTCGTGAGGCACAGGAACCTCTAATGGTTGCCACTTCGCTGCTACAGCGAATTAACTATAGTTATGGTGGCCATGTCATTACCTTCCCTGCTGTCGGTGCACTAGTTGCTGCCGAGATTCCAGAGGGTGGAGAGTATCCAGAGCGTTCACTCAATATGGGTGGAGCAACGGTAACTGCTACCATCGGAAAGCACGGCGTTGCGGTTAAGATTACTGAGGAAATGATTCGTTATTCTCAGTTTGACGTAATCGGAATGCACCTTCGTGCTGCAGGCCGCGCACTTGCGCGTCATAAGGAAACACTGTGTTTCAACTACATCCGTACGATGGGAACTATAGTGTTCGACAACCTCGAGCCTCATAAGTCCATCCTCGGTGTAACCACAGGTCGTGACCTTACTGGTGCTGCTAACGGCGCAGTAACTATGGACGATATCTTTGATGCTTTCGCCCAGGTACTTACTGCAGGTTACACACCCAATACCCTGCTAATGCATCCACTCACATGGACTATGTTCATTAAGGATGCGCAGCTAAGGGCATTCGTTCAGGCAAACGGCGGCGGGACAATGTTCGCTTCTTGGTCTGGACAGCCAGCAGTGCAGAACTTCGCGGGACAGGGCAGCAATATGAGCCTAGCCCCAGGACAGCAGATGCTTCCTGGCCAGACAGCAACTGGCGCAACTGCACCACACGGAATGCAGCCAAGTGGCTTGCTACAGTATCCACAGACACTGACCACAGCGCCTGTGCTACCAAGCTACCTGAATGTGCCATTCCGCATCATCGTCAGCCCATACGTGCCATTCGATCCACGTCGTAAGCTGACTGACATCTACATGTTTGACTCGAATGAACTCGGAGTCCTTGTTGTAGACGAGGAGCTATTCACAGAAGAGTTCGACGATCCAAAGGTAGATATCAAGAAGATCAAGATGCGCGAGCGTTATGCGATTGGTATCCTCAATGAGGGTCAGGCAATTGCGGTTCTTCGTAACGTACACTGCGTACCAAACGAGATTACGCTCCCAGCAGAGGCCACAATCAGCATCTCTGGCAATATCGGTAAGATTGCTCCAGATACTGACCTAGGTCTGTAACCCTGAAGTAACCTCTCGTTGACAATGAAGGGCTCTTGGATCTACAATGGTCCAGGAGCCTTTCTATTATCAAGTGACAGGAGTTTCTAATGAAGATCAAGTTGAGTGAATTTGGACCAGCAATGTGGTTTCTAGGTGAGCCAAGAAAGCTAATCATTTCATTGACTTTCGCTAACCCGGGACCAGTAGAAGTGGACTTCGATAAGCTACAACCAGTTGATCAAGCTAAGTTACTAAAAGCAATTCGTGAGGGGGTCGTCGAAAGCGATGTTCCCTTTCGTACTCTTTATGAACGATGGGCAGAAGGCAATGTTCTTGCGGGTAGTACCTCAACAAAAGAAGTTGCACAAATTCAGCCTGGTCCAGCGGATCCTCGCTTGGTTTGGGCACAACAAATTGAGGCTAAAAGGAATGCTCTCCAAGCGCAGAGAGATGAAGAAGAGGCTCACGTACTTGAGAGATGCAAGTACCTCTCAGGACTCACTGTAAGGGGTCTAAAGTCGTCTCTGAAGCGTGAGAACGATATCAAGCTACTCCGCGCTCTACTCAAGACCGAAGAGGCTGGGAAGGGCCGTAAGCTCGTTCTAGAGGCTATCCATGAGAAGATCAGGGAACATGATCATGGTCTAGCACTAGAGATTATGAAACTCACAAAAGAACAACTTGCAGGTCCAGGCGTAGGTATACCAAAAGATAAGATGGGTTATACTGTTGAGGAATCTGATCTGGAAACAGTTACTCTTACTCCAGAGGATCTAATCAAAGCTGCGGCTAAGGAGCTATAGGCGGTGACTTTATTTGGCAGAGCAGATCTCTAATACCATCGATCTTATACATCCAACCGCATCAGGCCTCGGTATTATCGTTACCGATAAGGTCTGGGTTTTATTCGATCGTGAACTTGATGAAACAACTATAGCTGGTGGCAATTTCTTTGTAACTGGTCCGGACTTTGATACATGGTCTGGTCCAGATATGCAAGTCTTTATCGATCCTTCCGATCCAAATGCTCCTGCCGATCTTCTTGAGTCTCCTGGTTTCCATGGCATGACTCAGGGTGATATCTCTTTTGAACGTATTGCTCTTACTTCACTTGATGTTGTCGATACAGAGGATACTGTAGGTTCAGGTGTTCTCTATCGCACTAAGGCAATCTTTACTCCAACGAATCGTTTGGCAGAGAGCACAGAGTATAGAGTTTATCTATCGGGCGATGAAGATATTGATGATGCGCTTCAAACTGGTATTTCTTCGCGTACAGTCTTTGATACCGTTGCTGATGGAGGCAATACAGGTACAGGTGAAGTTAGACTAGTTGGTGGCTATATTGGCCTATCTCCAGATACTTATCGCTTAACAATTACAACTGGTGGAGAACGAGGAACATCTCGTTTCACCTTTGTTCGTGATAGTGATCCTGGATCGGTCTTTGGTCCGTTCCGTACTAAACTATCTGGCGTACTTCTATCAGATGGTGTAACAGCGGAGTTTGATGAAGGTGAATATGAAGTTGGAGATAGTTGGTCAGTTGTTGTAAAGCCACGCGATGTATTCCTAGGAAATGTAACTTGGCCATTCAAGACTGGTAGTGGCAGTATTGTTTCAATTCCAGATAGTGTATCTACTTCTATAATTGGCGATCCAATGCCAGTAGTGCAGGGTAGTACTGGTGGTACAGGTCCATCAGTAAGTTCACTAGGTGTATTATCTACAGATCCAGAAGATAGTTTGAGTAATGTTCGTTTAGTTCCTGGTGAGTTTACAATTGAGATTGAGTTTGATCGTAGTATTGATGAGGATACCGTTCTAAGTGGAATCGATGTGGGTGTATATGCCGAGTCTGTAGATGGCGATCCAAATGGCAATGCACTTGGAGAACTAATCGTCGATCCGGAAGTTAGTGGAGTACATCTCTATCTTGTAGTTGCTTCTGGTCAACTGAAACAGAATAATCTCGTCACTGTAACTCTAGATGGAACAATTGCTGGTAATGATGGACGTTCTCTAGGTAAGGATTATACGTTTGCATTTACTACAGAGTATTATCCTTTATATTGTACGGTTCGTAGACTGAGACTATCTGTAGGTGCCTATATTGAGAATGTGGCAGACGATACAATCAACCTAGCAATCCATATGGCTTCTCTAGAAGCAGATGGTCTTACTTGGAATAAGGCGAATCTGGATGATGATTATTACCAGTTTGCTCGTAGCCAGTGGACTTGTTGTAGAGCAGCACAGATTCTTTTAACTAATACAACTGGTGGATCTGGTTCACTTAAGTCCAAGAAACTTGGCGATCTCCAGGTAGATTATGATACAAGTAAGGCAGATACAAATATCCCATTGAAGCAAGCTGAACTATGTGTTCAGAAGTGGGAAGGTGCACTGATGGCTGGAGGCCGTCAGGTTCAGACTCCACTAATGACGATTAAGGGCGCGGAAGATCCTGACCGTATTGACTGTGGCCGTGGCTGGACAGATGATGATGTTGGTGTTCCAGCCGGTAATGGTCGCATTCAACTAGCCGGTTCAAGACGTGTTCGTAAGTACTTTAATCATCGCGGGTGGTGGCAGCGATAGTGGCAGATAATTTTTATCGTAGGGTAACTAATACAACAGGCTTTTATTCCTCCGCTACTTCAGGTGGAGAGCCCAATATGCGTCAAGAACTCATCGATATGTTCGATGGGAAAAATCCGCAAATTCCCAAGGCACAGATTGGTGTTCTACGTCGTATGCGTAGAGATGAGAGGCACCATATTATTGCCTGTCCTTGTGTTGATATAGTTACTAAGGAACCAGATAAAGATCGCTACTGTCCTATCTGTTATGGTGAAGGTGCATATTGGGATGAAGTTGAACTTCAGTACTATGCAGTTCCAGCCGAGCGACGAGACCTAAGTCTTGCAATTAAGGACACATTAGAGCCCCCGGGCTTGATCAATGTCCCAACTGTAGTATTCTATATCCGGTACGACTCTCATATTCATCTTGGTGACAAGATGGTTCGTCTTGAGACGGATCTTGAAGGTGTACCAATTGAACCTAGACAGAGACGTGGTATCTTTAAGATTAATTCGTTATGGGATTTCAGGTCTGATCGCGGCAAGATAGAGTACTGGAAGGTATTTGCACACAAAGAAGACGTGAAGTATTTGAATGCTCCTGAGTATGATGAGGTTTAAATGAGCTTCGAACTACGCACAGACCTATTAGATCCTGAATTGCTCCGAGACCCCTACCGTATCAAGGTGGTTGTTGAAGAGCATTTTAATAG